GAAGATGTAGCATAATTTCTATTATCATCTGAATCTACTTCTCTGTAAACTCTATTTTCTGCATTTTGTATAAACCTATTTACAACTGCAGTGGATAAAACACTACTATCAACTTCTGTATAATTTCTAATATCATCAGTTATATTTGTTAAAGTGTATGCCATGTTATGCGTCTAAGGTTACGGGTCCTGCTGTAACTGTCATTCCTCCTGCTTGTTCTGTTATATTAGGAGTTGATCCTAATGTAAATGTATACTTGTCTGTAGTTGTAACTGTTATTGAAAAACCAGAACCAGCTGTAAAAGCTGTAGGTGCTAGTCCCCCTGGTGAACCCTCTACATTTCTAAATCTTACTGTATCGTTTGTAGATCTACCATGGTTTGTTTCTATAACAGTTATTGTTGTAGACCCACTAGTTATTGAAAATGGATTTGGGCCAAGTAACCTAGCAACTGCAGGCTCAACTCTATCCGGTCTTGCATTACGTAAACCTTGTGGTTCGGCCGGAAATCTTTTTGGTTGTAATTGTGGATGTTTTTTTTCATATTCAGAGATATGAACCTTGGCTCCATTCCATTCAATAGCCATTTCATTATATGGAAACTCTAAGCCAGATCGATCAGAAATAAATTTTGCATACTTACCGGTAGCCATTAACTAATCTCCGTGTAGTATGATTTAGGTGTAATGTATGTGCTAGATGAAGAACCATCCTCTTGTAGGGCTCTATTTAATTCATCTTCATAATATAATTTAAATTCTTGAGTTCTTTGTGGTGCATATTTTTGTGATAGATAAAAACTTAATCCTGACACCATACAAGGTACAAATCTATAAGGAACATCAGTTGCATTAGTATATGCTCCTGCATCTTGTATTCTTCTTACATAATAATAATTTAATTTATTACCTGCTTCTGATGCACCAGGTGTTTGATACAAAGTTATTGTAACTCTATCTATAAATCTTTGTACAAAATATTGTGAAGGAACACCGGTTTGAGTTTTGTTTGATAAAGCTTGATATGCAGATCTAGCAATTTTTGTTAATGGAACATCTACATCTGACGCATTTCTATAAACTGCTTCTAATACATCATCTACACCATAAACAGCTGTTGCACTTGATGTGCCATCTGCTGTTGATCTAAACATAGTATAAACAGATTGACCATTTACTAATGTAATATTATTATTTTGAACTTCCCAATAATGTAAACCACGGTTAGCCCACTCTTGAAACATTATGTCTAATGTTCTTCTAGAAGTTTTTAATTGATATCCAGTTACATTCTGGATTCCCATTCTTTGAAAAGACTCTTCTATAATTTCATCAATAGAAAAATTTTTTTCAAAATCATAAGTTCCAGAGGTTGTGTTTGCCATCTAGCCTCCTACTTATCAATAATCACAGTTACCGTAGCAGCATTAAGAGCAGAAATAGTCATTCCACCTTCAAATAAAATTCCATCTTCTGCAAGATTATATGCAAATACGTCTCCTGCTGGAACATCTACTTGAAACTGAGTTACTGAATTTCCATCTTGTAAAGTAACTGAACCTGCAGAACCTGTTGAAGCTAATATAATTCCTCTTAATCTAGTTCTTCCTGCAAATACAGAACCTGTTGAATTTTTTCTAACTGCTTTTACATCACTTTTCATTATCCAGTGTATCCTATTGTTACGGAGTCTGTATTAGTTAAATCTAAAAAAACTCCTGTTTTAAATCTTATACCAGAACCAGGCACGAATACATCTAAACCTTCTGTACCAAATTTAGCTTGAAACTCTAAAGTTCCTGCATTTGAAGTTCCATCATGTAATTTTACAACAGAGTTAGTAACTCCATGTGCCATTATATATGTAACTCTGCATGGTCCTAAATTTGTACCCCCACCAGTAATAGTTTTAAAACTACCATCTGCTGTCAGTGTTGTAAACTTTTGATCACTTGAAAACGATCCGCCGCCTGTCATAATATTCTCCTTAAATTTGTATGGGGCCGAAGCCCCATACTAAATTAATTATGCTAAGTTATTATTTTGTATGTACAAAACAGTAACTGTTGCTGCACCATTAGCACCATTTCCTGTACCTGCTGTAAATACAGCGTTAACAGTTTGATCACTTGTACCCACATCTGTACCATCAGCACCAATTGTGCCTCTAGTTGTTCCTGTAGATTTTACGTTTGTTGCTGCAAGATATTCGTCATCATCACCTGAATGACCGACTTTAACAGTAGCTGTGCTACCGTCATTGTTTGCAGTTGTAACGTTTAAAATTACATCAACAATTTGTGAGTTTGCAGGAATAATTCCTACTGCTGTAGTAGCAGTTGCACCGATGATATCGATTACAGCTGATTGAGCCATCAATACAGAACCTGTATTTGCACTAGCTCCATCTCTTTTATCTCCGGCTTTTATTGGTCCGGAAAATGTAGTTGTTGCCATAGTATCCTCCTAGTATTTACGAACGTAGTCTCTAGGCCGTCGACTATACTCGTCTACGTTCTGATTAATTGTATAGTGTGTTTTTTATATACTAGATTTGAGTAGAGCGCAAGAGAGCCTGTGATGTGGATTGGATTTTTCCAACGATGTAGCTTTTGTTTAAGTAGCTACAGAAACTTCGGGTGCAGCGTCTTCTACCTTATTTAACAGATGCTCTTTTTCAGCTTCTGCAATTTTTATATGGCTAATTATATCTCTGACAGCTCTGTCAATCTTAACCATATTAAGAGTATATCTACCCTCTTTAAGGTGTTCCTGCTCCCACTCTAGGTCTAGACCCCTTTTCTGTTGATACAGAGTCTCTAGATGTTGTTGCATCGATAACTTCCTCATAAGTTATTCTCTTTACTCTTGGATCATTCATTTCTCCAAGATGTTCCCATTTTATATCACCTTTTCCCAATCTGTCAACTATTGAATTTTCTATGTCTATAGGACCATCTAAAGAGGATATAACAAAATCAGCATGCATTTGATATGCAAAAATCTGGACTCTGAATTTCTTAGGGTGCATTTTTCCTTTCTATATATCAAATGAGGCGGGATTGTGTCCCGCCTCAAAATTAATGATTAAGCACCTGGTGATGCAAAAATACCTCTAGGGTCAGATACACCAAATACGTATCTTTCTCTAGCTTTGTATCTTACATTGCCAGTATCAAAATCGCCTTCCATTTTAGTAGTCAATGGAGCTCTCTCAAGATGTTTCATTCCATTAGGAACATCAGTGATTAAGAAGAAAGCATCTGGATCTGTTAAGAAGTTATTTACTGAATAACCTCCTGGAACCATTCCTTTACTTACTAATGCATTGATGTCATTGTCAGCTGTTCCAACTCTTTGAGAAGACTTCATAAGTCTTTCTGCTGTGAATTGTAAAGCTGATGGAATAACCATGCTTCTAGCGCTTGCAGCAATTTTTAAACCTCTTTCATCAGTAAGCGCTGCAATGTCAATCATTGCTTGCTCTAATGAAGTTTCGTTTAAATCAGATGCTGTCCCCAATGTGTTTGCAAAAGTACCATTTATAGTTGGGTGGTCAGATGCAAATAAATTGCTTCCGTCACCTGACTTAAAGTTACCATTGAAACCATTGTTTAATGGAGACGCTGCTTTGATTTGTTTTGTTTGAGCCATAGATCTTGCCAATGCTTTTGTATATCTAGAAGCAAGTCTGTCGTATAAGTTATCCTCAATCGCTTCCTCAGTGATAGCAAACCCAAGAGAAACTGTCTCGTGAGTGTATCTTGCTGTGAAAGTTTCTTGAGCTTTATCAAACTCTACTCCAGAACCTTCTGGTTTTACTTTAGCTTGACCGAATCCTGATAACATTACTTCTTCTTCAAAAGCTCTGTCAGATGACTCAGTTGTGTATATAGCAGTATGTAAATTATCATACTGTTTATACTCCAGGCCGAATAGGGCATTCAAACCTGGCTCTAGTTCTTTAACTAGTTGATTACGTGATATAGCCATATTATTATACTCCTATTATACCCCAACGTGTTGTTTAAAGAAATGTTCACTGATTACAACTCTCCATACTACACCTGCTGATGCAAGGTCGTTGTTATCAGGGTCTCTTGAAACACCCGCTATTTTTATTTGTTTTGATGCTGAATCACTTAATGAACCATCATCTAGAGTTGTTCTAGAAATGTAGTTCGGTGAAGCACCCGCAGAATATGAAATATCTGCTGTATTACCCACGTCCAATTGCTGTGATGCACTACCATTGTTTGATCTAATCTCATACATTTGATGAGGATCATCATTTACTAATGCAACAATATCTGTAGCAGCATTACTGCCTAATAGATATGCTTGAAACGTTGGCTTACTTGTTGACGTGTCAGTGTAGAAAACACCATTTAGTGAACCTAAAAGTTGTTCTGTACCAGCTGCAGCTACTGCTGCTGTACCTGTTGTTGCCATCGCAACCAAATCTTGGTTGTAGATAGCTGTCGCAGATGCTGCTACAGGGTATTCTCCTAGACCAGCTGTGTTCGCTGACTGACCTGCCATTTTTACAGGTTTCATTCCGAAACCAGTTGTTGACGCGTTAGCCATAGTCATTACTCCTTATGTACCTGCCCCGAAAGGCCTCCAGTACGGTTTATATTATTCGCTGGTTTCGAATTGTTATTGAATTTTAACTTTTCTTGCCACCGAAGGTTACACGAGTATTTCTATCTACAGAGATAGGCATACTCTTATGCTGCTCCTTCGCAAGATCGGCGTCAATTGCAGATTGTTGATCTTCTGCTTGTGAAGCATAGTATTCAGTTCTTTGCTTCGCGATCTCTTCAGGTATCCTAGTCAGCACTAGGCCTCCGTGTCCGATAACCCCTGCGTATTTGCCGTCAGTGATAGTGGGAAAGTCCTCTTCGGGATATTCATCTGATCTTACTAACTCATACCCGGATCTTAAGCGTCCTTGTATGTTTTTTGTATCAGTGAATCCTAGGATTTCTGTCCTGACCCATCTGTGTCTCCATCCGTCTGGCGCGTTGGGCGTATCTAAATACGATGGTGGAGCCCAAACTTTTGGTCTTGCTTTTGGCTTAACCGATTTAGCTTGTGATTGTACTTTTGTAGAATCACTTTGCTTAGTTTGACTCGCACGAGTTGGTTTCTTGTTTTCCATATGCCTATACCTCCTTCGTGTTCATAAGTTGTTTCGCATACTCTTCTAATGGCACACCTAATTTTTTCGCTATTGCGACTTGAGAAGATGTGAGTCTCACAGTTTTTGCATTAGCCTTTGGACTACGCGTTGCAGAGGCAACGGTTTGTGTAGGTTTGCTAACAGTCTTATTAACAGGTTTATCAAATTTATGGGGAAATTCAAGTCTTATTCTTTTATCTATTTCCTTATAATATTCGTCAGATTTAGGGTCTATCCCTTCCTCTTCTGTTAATTTTCTGTGAAGATCAAAGGCAGTATAAGTCATAGCTGAATCTGTTCCAAACCATTCATTATTACTTGCCCATGCTTCCGCTTTTGGATCTGGCGGAGCTGCAGGTTGTCTTGTAGGTTGTTTTACAGGCTCTTCCTTAGCTGCTTTATCTCTCATTTCATTTTGAGTTTTTAATTCAGCAAGTCTACCTTGTTCATAACCTAATTGTGAGATAGCTGTTAAAGCTTCTGTTTCAGCTTTGGGATCTTCTGCTTGTCTTGCAGCTGTAAGTTTAGCTTGTGCAGCAGCTAATTGTCCAGAGATTCTATTCTCCATTTCTGTAGTATAGTCTTTGTCCAAAGTATTAGCTTGAGTTTTAAACTCATCTCTTTCTTTTTTAACACTTTCAGCATAACGCAAAGCTTCTTCTCTTTGCCTTTCTGCTTCTCGCATTTTTTTAGTAAGTTTAGCTATTCGCTTTTTAACGCCTTCAGAATATTCTTCAGCTTCCTTACTTTCACTTTTTTGTTTATTATCTTCTTGAACACTAGACTGCTCCACAGGTTTCTCAGATGAGTCACCGGCGCTACCACCGTCTTCAAGTTTTGTTTCACGTTCATTTTCATACGTTTTATCTATTTCCTTTTCTATTGTTTGTTCTACAACAGGTTCTTCTTTCTTTTCTTCTGGCAGTTGTACTTCAACATCAGGACCTGATGTATCTATGTCAACTGTTTCTTCTTGTTTTATTTTTTCTTCTGCTTCTGGCATAGTTTCTCCTATGATTGTTAAAATTCGTGGAATATATCTTCAGGGTTTTCCACGGTCGCTAAAACTTCATCATCATTTAAAAGTCTTAACTCACCCCCATCTATTTTAATTCGTGATCCGGCATATCTTGCAAAGATAATCCAATCACCTTTCTTGCACCAGGGACCCTCTGGATATCGTTCTTTGTCATAGCAGTGTGGTCCCATAGCCATAACTAATCCACAAGTCGATGCAACTTGTGATCGTTCTATGGTATCTTCTGCTAGAATTATTCCACCTTTAGTCTTTTCTTTTTGTTTAAAAGGTAAAACTATAATTCTCCAACCTGTTGGAGAAGGTAATTTTGATGACTCGTCGATTTCTTTTTTAACACCAACTAAGTCTTTATTGGGTAGTATCACTTTTTGATTTGATACTGATGACTGTTCCTTTTTCATTTTGCTCCTTTTTGTTTAGCAGGGTGGATATTTCCTGTAATAAACTCTCGTAAGTTCTTACTTGACCTAACATATACTGGTATCTTTCCATACTGTCAATATT